TAGGGGTTGACATATACATATGTTGACTGTATATTATTAATATAAACTAACAAAGCGAGGGCTAAATGAATATAGAACAATTACACACAGAAGCAACTACTAACGCAAAGAACGCTGTAGCCAAGTTCCTAAGTGACTGGACAGCTAAGACAGGTGGCAACGAATACGGTGAGCCAATGTACTGTGGCTTTGCTTGGGTAGATGTTAACGTAGGTAGAACTAACAGTGCGTTGGCTAAACAGTTGGCCGCAGTAGGCTTCCGTAAGAGTCATAGAGCTAAGACTATGACACTGTGGGATCCAGCACAGCATAGAGGACAGTCAATGGACTGTAAGGAGCAGGGTGCATATGCTTACGCGGACACACTAAGAGCCGCAGGCATTGAGGCTTCAGCAGGCAGTCGAGCAGACTAATCTAAAATAATAAACAGGATCAAGGCGCTTCAGAAATGTTGCGCCTTTTTTCTTGACCGAGGCATCAAGAAATAATTTTTTGAGAGACCGAGGGGCATATAAGCATTTGATTGCACTTGCTATTTTTGAGCTTAGTGGTGTCAAATCACCACCTCACTTCTATAAGTACTTCATACTAATTTTTTACGCGGCAATTTTTTTTGGTCTGTAGAACCCATTTCGGGCTAGCCTTTGGTAACACACCATGTAAAGTCCCAACCGTCCGGATACACGCCCTGTAGTTCACAACTGTGTTCTACATAGTCTGTATAGTCGTAAAACAGTTCTGCACAGTAGGTACATTCGCACCATCCCATCTTACGAAAGAACTCACGCTTTACATCATCATCCTGCATCAGGCGCTCGCATGTCATCTAGCATGTGTGGATAGTCATCAAAGAACTCTCTAGGATCAAGTGGATCACAGCCCACAGCTTTAAGTGTAAACACGCCCTTTTCTGTAAGCCATATATCACCATTACGGTTAGTTTCTAGGTATCCTTTGTCAAAGTAAGGCTGTAGCAGTTTGAGTGCATCTTTGTGTGTCTTATCCCAATGTCCGCTCTTTGCTTTTATAATACGCATATAGTCTTCATAGCGTAGATCTTCATCTTCTTTGTACTGCATACGGTCTCCTCTTTAGTATATTTAACAGTGACAGAAGTCTGCTGTTACGATTACGGCACATGCGTTACACACATTAGATAGCTAGTTACACACAGTAAGACACAGTTGTAGCCAAGAGGTACAATCACCGCTACCGATTTTTCTGCGAAACACTTCGTGCTTGTTGCGATCTGCGTTACCGCTTCGCGGCTTTTCTGGCGCAAGACCACGTCGTGGCTTCAGAATGAGTCACCTTGGTAAATACACACATAGCTGTAGGAGAAGAAGTCTTGAGTCATACACTACTACTAAATGCAGACGCACAACCAGTCAGCTACCTACCACTCAGTGCAATACGTTGGAGAGAAGCAGTCACCTATCTGTGGCTAGACAAAGTCACAGTGTTGGATTGGTACGATGATTGGATCGTACATTCAGCTAGATGGGAGACTCGTGTGCCTGCTGTGGTAATGCTCAAAGAGATGCAACGTAGACGATCACGGCCACGCTTTTCAAAAGCCAATGTACACATCAGGGACATGTACACCTGTCAATACTGTGCAACTCCATACACAAAGAACAATCTAACGTTGGATCATGTGACGCCTATAAGCCTAGGTGGAAAGACTTCATGGACCAACATTGTGGTAGCGTGTGGACCTTGTAATGTACGCAAAGGCAACAGAACTGTGATGCGTCCCATACGAGAACCTAGACAGCCTGACTACTACGAGCTGGTAGCCAATCGCAAACGACTAGACATGCATGTAGCACATCCATCATGGAAAGAATACCTCTAAAACCTAGTTAAATGCTCTTATAATCACACAAAATCACTTCCGCAGTACAATGTACCACTTTTCGCCTTATTTGTAATTTAAGAGCCATTTAGGTGGTAAAATCATGCACGACAGACGTCTTAAATGGTGGGTGATTTTGAGGGTGGAGTTTATGTTTTAGGTATAGTATTGCCAGGTTTACGAGCTAGTTCTATCAGCTCAGGCAGTAGTCCTGGGTGTGTGAGTTTGTCACGATGTGTTAGGAATCCTGTAGCAAAGCCCTGTTCAAGATCCAAAGGCACTCGTTCATCTAGGCTACGCACTATCTTACGTGCAAGCACTGAGTGATTCTCCAGTGTCATGTGATTGGCTCTAGTGTCAATTGATTGATTGTACCATAGTATCATTTCTTGTTCTGACGTAAACTCTCTATCGCACACACTAAAGGTCATGTTGCCCTTGACTGGTATAAGGTCGGTCCACATCATGCTTAAATTGAAACTTGGTATCAGCAGTAGGTGTAGTTCTGATTCGATCTGCTTTACACGTATGCTGTCTATCATGTGTTCCATACGCAGTTGATCAATGTCACTACGCTGTAGGTATAACCAGTAGTCCATGATAGCACGATACTTTTCAGGTTCACTCTTTTCTAGTGCTCGAGCGTCTGGTGTGTCTGTGATACTAGCTAGATTACTTAGGTGCGGTCTATCTTCAAAGAACCATTGGCGTGACGTTTCAGTAGTAAAGAATATTACGATGTCGCCTGGTTGTTGACGATCGTCACGAAACTGCATAGCACTCCATTCATTAGATGCTCCTGCACACGCTTGATTTACCACTCGGCTTACATCCATCAGTGCTGACACTTGTCTTTGCCAGCCCCAGTCTACTCGCCAATCTACTGCAAAACTGTCTCCGTATATCCAAAGTGTACGACTCATATTTCTAATTCCACTGTTACTGAGTCCATGCCTGAATCTTTACATTTAGCAATCCATTCACCGTCTTGTCCTACGATACCACTAGGTGCCTGCATATGTTCGATAGTTCCTCCCATCATATCTGTACACGCACTTGCTATGACAACATTCATAGAGTTGAGTTTGGCATGCATCTGTAGATGATTTTCATGCCATGTGTATATGATAGGATCAAATTCATCTGTAGAACAGTTGGCACTTACAAACATATTGCTACAGCCGTGGTCTGCGTATTTGGTCCATAGATAAGGATCACCATCAGGCGATGCACTTGGGAACGCCCAAGCATCGTTACATATAAGGGTGCCTGTGCGTGGCCCTGTGCCTGACAGTTCTAGCACACTAGACTCTGTACCCATCATGTAATAGTAGTACTCACCTAGTCCGTTCTTGGTACGTGTTAGACGTTGTTTATTATATGCACTTACAAGTCTTCCTTCACTGTAGTAACGCACTTGATTGTAGGCAAAGCCATCTTGTTCGTAGTGTCCTGTACCTAGTGCAAGGTTACGCTTGTTGTCTATTAGATATGTTTCAATCTTGTCTAGTGCAGTAAAGTATTCTTTCTTTTGTTCTTCTGTACCTTCATGACACACATTAGCACAATATCCACTAAGGCTACCTTCAGGTGTTAGTATCCAATCAGATGTTTTGTGTGTTTCAAGTACATCCATAATACATTCAAGATTTTCTTTGATACTTGCAAATACAGGTTGTTGACTAGCTGTTACTGTTTTCATCATCTTCTCGTTTAAATATGTGACTGCTTGATTTTTCAACATGACGTCTTGATTTAATATCTAGATCCACTGTGATACTATCCATACCTGTGTCTTTGCATTTAGCAATCCATTCTCCATCTGGTCCTATTATACCTGTGCTACATTGTAAGAAGTCTGTCTCTTCATGATCAACAGTGGTAGCACTTCCTGCATGTACTACATACATTGCAAACTCTCTTGCAAAAACTTGTAGATGGTTTTCATTCCAAACCTTTGCTAGTTCGTCACGTTCTCCGTTACAGTTACTACTTACAAATAAAACATCTACACCTTGCTTTGCAAGTTCAGTATGATAGTAAGGATTACCATCTGGCGCTACTCTAGGCATGCACCAAAAGTCATTGCATATCATACTAGATGCAAGTATAGTTTCTTCTTTGTCTAACCAAAAATAGTTTGGTACATAACCAGGTAGATAGTGATGAGTTTCGCCGCCACCTTCCCAACCTCTAGTTAGTATTCTTTTTTTGTATTTGCTAATTAGTTTACCTTCATCATTGTATACTAACATAGCATTGTAAGGGTACTGGTCTGTGTCTTTTATACCACTACCTAGTGCTAGATTTATTTTATATTCTGCGGCTTTGTCTTTGATCTTTAGAATAATATCTTCTACCTGCTGTGTTCTAGCAGTAAAGGTTTGCGTTAGCGTGGGTGGCAAACAATAACCGCTTACAGCACATTCAGGTGTAAGTAACCAGTCAGTGTCTTTGTTTGCTTCTAGTACATCTAGTGTGCAAGCATAGTTTTCTAAATGTGATCTAAATATAGGTTGTTGGCTTACTGTAATTTTCATTTAAATTTTTTCTTTCTATGGAATATTTTTGAATATGCATCTGATAGGAAAAATTTAAGTGCAGAATGACGTTTGATTGAATTTTCATTTACTTCTAATTCCATTTCCCAATCTTCACGTTTGAACGGAATAACTTGTGCTAAAGGTTCACCAGGTTGTAATGTAAATCTATCTTTGAGCATTGATCCAGGCCAATTGTTCCAAGGCACATCAATTGTATCTGTGTCAATAATAGCAGGAAACAATTTAAATCGATCTTCAAAAAAATAAAAAGGACTCATAATTAAACAACTGTATCCTGGGGGTGTTTCAATACGCCACGGCACTGAAAATGTTATGTAATCACGTTTATCACCTTCGATGTCTACAGGGCATTGTGAATGTTCGTGTCCTTCTTGCGGTGCTTGTATTGTCCATCCTTGTGGATATTCTCTTGCAAAGCCTTTTACACCAGGCTCATCAAATCTAGGTGCTACATTAAATTCTTGTTCAACTGGGTTTGGTACAATGTAACCTCCTTGTATAAGATCATACACAGGCATGCATTTCTTAATAGTAGGATAACTCTGATGCGGTTCGCCAACCCAAGGCTTTAGTTTACTATACCATTCGGGTCTCATCTTGCTTGCAGGAACAACAGGAAAGTGTTCTGCTACAGCAGGGTCACCACATATAAATTTAATCTTCATCGCCACTCCTGAAACGTGTAAACATTAGCATCACTACTATCTATATATTCAGAATTGTTGCTCTGCTTGACCCTTCCTGAACCGTGTACAATATCGCCATCTCTATATGCTACAGGCTTTTGCACAGTTATATCAATGTATTCGCCATAACCTATACCTAGTGTAAGGAATGTAATCCAGCGTCCTTTGTTACCTTTGTAACATCTACTATTTGCAATTACACCTGCATACTCTACACGATCTAACCATTGTTGCTTCACACCCAAACGTGGAGGGAAGCCATGCCACCACCAACCACTCTTAGTTGGTACGTCTAGTCTATGGGCTTCACATTGATATACCCATGAACGATATGACCCTTGACAGTGTTTTAGATTTGCTTTCCAAAACTCTTTTTTGTTATGTGCTTTTTGATATGCTAGAGCCCAAATCAATCTGCCTAAGTTTACAGCATGAGCTCTACACAATCCAAACCCTGACAGTTCTTGTAGTGCGGCCATTGCTTCTTGTTTGCGAGGATGTCCGCCCATTCGTTCTACAAACTCTAGTATCTTCTCGTCATTCTTTTTAGCAAAAGCTCTACGATACATATCAGCTTCGTACATATCTACACCAATAATGTCTGAGATAATATCAATAGCATCATCTTCAAACACGATACTATCTTGTACAACTTCCTGTGACCAGTCTTGAAACATAGCGGCCTTTTGTCTACCACTCATAGCAACAGGACGTATCATAGCTGTGGCAAAAACACAATCATATACTGACTGTGGTTTGATTGCACGGAAAAGTCTACGCATAGCAGGACTTTCGCCTTGTGTTACACCTAGTACATCTCCTCTACTTAATAGTTTACTTGTTGCTTCATCGTGTGTAGGATAGTGTTGTAGATCTGTTAGTTCATCTATTTCAAGTAATTGACTTAGTCCTCTGTTTGCTAGTACATCTAGTTTAAGATGTTCTAAGTCTTCTATCTCATATTTGTCTAACAGTATTTGATTGTCTTGTGATATCAAACTCTTTGGCAGTTGTCTATCAAACATAATAATGCCGCCGCAGTGTTTTGAGATAGCACGTTTCTTACCAATTAGTTTCTTTTCAATACGCTTGGCTTCTACAGGATCAATATCAAAGTCTTCATACTTAAAACTGCGAGGTAGTTTGCCTTTGACTCCTAATCTTTTGGCCGCTTCTTTCTTTGCACTCTTTTCTCTAAACATTACATAGTTAGATAGACGTGCAGTCTTACCTGGCCATTTTTTAAATATGCGTTCCATAACTTCACCCTGACGCCAATGTTCAAAGTCAATGTCTACGTCTGGCAAGTCATCACGCAAAGGGTTCATAAAACGTGCAACAGGTATATTCCATTCTATTGGGTCAACGTCTGTGATGCCCAATAGGTAACATACAAGACTAGAGCCTGCTGAGCCTCTTGTCATATGTTTTAAATCTTTTGTGAGTTCAATTACATCACAAATACGTAAGAAGTATTCTGTGAATCGTTGGTTAAGGATAAGTTCAAATTCTTCTGCGAGCCTGTTCTTATAATCTTCTCTGTCCGGTATAGGCCTTTTAAATCGATCCAAGAGTAATTGTATGTTTTCTAAGTCTGTTTTCATTGTAGCCTCCATTTGCCTTGTTGCCTAAGCAAAGTATTTATGATTTGGCTATTCTTGGTCTTGACCCAGATTGGCTATGAATGATCTTAGTTTTGTGCTATCTACATCTGCTTTTATCTTACCAACACTGTCGCCTTCTTTAGGATCTGCATTTGGATCTGGTTCTGGTGTTTGGTTCAAACTATTTCTTTTTAGTCCTTCATAGATAGTAGACTTACGTTTGTTAAATTCTTGATACTCTTCATCATCTGCTAAGTCACGTATACGTAAACTATCAATATCAAACTCAAGATCAATCTTTTGTCCTACGCCACCACTATTACGTGTCTTCATTAGCTGTAGTTGATATCTACCACGCTCACGCATGGCTCTACTTGTAAAGATACCAAATACATTATCAGCAGTTTGAATCTTACTCAAGCCACCACTAATATGCGAATGATCAAATTCAATTTCTTCTACTGCACCTCTGTTCAACTGTGCCGCAGTAACAAATACTGTGTTCAATTCCATTGCTAGATTACGCAGTTCTTCTGATACAAACTTGTCTTTAATATACAAGTTCTCTGCACTTACCTTTGAACCATTTGGCATAAGCAAGTCTAAGTAATCAATTAATAGTACATCAATCTTCTTGCCTGTTTTGATTTCATACTCTTTAATATAACTCCTTACATCATTAGGAGTCTTACCACTTGGCATATACTTAACTTGGAATGCACCTGCCTTCTTGCCAATCATCTTAACTTTCATATGTACATCATCAACATCTTTGAAAATGTCTCTGCTTGGAATATCAGTAGTCATACTATCTACACGCATACTGACTAAGTTCTCACTAAGCTCAAGTGTTAGATATAATACATTCATTCCTGCTAGTGCCCAGTTTACACCTAAGTTTGCTAAGAACAAACTTTTACCTGCACCACTACCACCTGCAAATATATTCAGTTCACCTCTGTTAAATCCGCCAAACAATTTCTTATCTATAGCACTCCAACCTGTGCTTACCTGCCCATTGTTACTTTTGATTGCTTCTAGTCTGGCTTTAGGATCAGCCCAATAGTCTGTGCCTAAATCTTTCTGTAATCCAATCTGTACTGCTTTCTTAACCAAGTCTTCAACAGGACCATATTCACCTTTTTCAAGTAAGTCTGCACTCTTAAGTATTGCGGTTTCTAGTGCTTTGTGTCTACTAAATGTTTCAAACTCTGCAAGTAACCAATCATAGTGTTCTTCTCGCAGTTCACCTGGATTTTTTAAATCATTTTTAGTTGCCGCATTAATCATATCAAATGTAGGCAATGCATTATGTTCAGTTACATAAGTGTTTAAGAATGTAGCACTATCTTGCAAGCGTCTATCAAATACACTAGGATCAAATACAGCCTGACACCTAACAAAAGACTCTGCATCTGTTAGCATCATCTCTAAATAAAGTTTCTGTATATCATATCCGTAATCTGTATTCTGTCTAGTCTTGTCCATCTATCGCCTTTACTAATTGATTCAGTATTTTTGTGTAATTCAATACTGCTTCAAGTTTTTCTTTTTGTGTCGTATCACCTTCTACTACTTCCATCATCTTAGGAAATTGTTCAGTTAATTGTTTGTTTATTATAGCTTCTGATACCATTGTTTGTCAAGTCCTACTTTGGTTTTTGTTTTAGCTAATACTGCTCCTATACAGGATCCTGGATCACCTGGATTCTGTGGCACATGTACACCTTCCCACTGTACTCTAATAAGATCAACAGCCTTTTTGTTTAATGCTCCACCTCCTGCAAGTGCTAGGTGCTTTGAACCTGTTTTTACTTTAGCCCAAATACTTAGTATGCTTACACAGTATTCAAATATACTTTGTGTTGCGGCCGCTATATCATACATATCTTGTTGACTCTTTAGTTCGGGCCTCCACCACATACATCCTCTGTGCAAGTTGTGCTTCATTTTAATCTTATATGGTTTTGCATTTTCATGGTTGACATCTATTATTTCTTCACGCATTGTAACACCTAATCTCTTAGCGTTACCTTTCTTAGCCCATTCAGATACTAGATATTCGTCACGTTGTGGCACAAGACCCATACGCTGAGTCATAGCACTATAAAATAATCCTAAACTATGTGGATAGCTCTGACTGTATATTTTACGTAGTTTATTATTTTTGCCGTGCCAAATAGTAAGTGTCTCAAACTCTCCTATACTATCTAAACAAATTACTGCACAATCGTCTTCGGGTTGTGTATAATATGCATAAGCCGCATGTGAAAGATGATGTTGGGTATATGATATAGGACAATTTATCCCCCACTTATTAAGATAAGCCTTGATATCATTTTCTTTGTATAGCCAACCTTGGCCTGCTTTTAATTGACGTAGTGTCTTAAGGAATGGACGTTCATACCAAACAACTTTTGTAGGTGGTCCAAAACTTTGTCTTGCCACTTCAATTTGTGTCCAGTTAAAGTCAGGATCATTTGGAACACCACTAAAATCTTTTGAAAGACTTGCCCAAAGCAGATCATTGTCATCGAAAACTGCTAAACTTGCATCGTGGCTGTTTCCAACCATACCCCATTTAATCATTATATTTTGTCCATAACTTATGTAATATATAAAACCAAAAACCATTAATAGCAGGTTCAATTAATGCAACTGCACCTGCCTCCCATAGACTTGCACCTGTCATTATTCGCACAACTGTCATAGCGATTACAACATGACCAAGGGTATAAACTACAGCCAATGCAAGACTATTATTCTTAAAAATACTTACTATACCTTTTGTGAACTCACTCATTTGTAAATAAAAGGATCCTTCTTTTTAAGTTCTTCGATTTTCTTTTTAACTGCACGTTTGCGTTTCCAATCTGCAATAAAATTTTTCAACCATTTAACCATTTTTTGCTCCTTAATCTAATTTTTAATTCATTAGATTCTGCGGCACTAACAATGCTGTACAATGTATATAATCTTCCATACTTTGCGACTGCATCGCCAATGTCATTTATATTGTCGGCCCATTCAGGTAAACTTACGGACCATCCAAGCTCTATAGCTTGATCTATTAGTTTGCTACCTGCTTCGTCTTTGTCAGGCACAACAATAACTTGTTTGCCTACTTTATTAATTAGCATAGCTTGTTGGTCTTTAACCTCACTTCCGAGAAGTGCTACGCCATCAACTTGTATAGCATCTATTGGACCTTCACACACAATAGTAAACACTTTGTTAGGTCCTTGTTCATCTAATCCATAAACAAAACCAGGTTGTTGTTCACTCATGTACTTAGGTTGCTTGCCTGGTTGTACTGTTCTTGCGGTCCATCCTACAATTCTTTTTTCATAGTAGAAAGGAATGATCAAACGATCTCTATAACCTAGTTCAGGTGTCCAATAGTAATCTGTATCGTCCATAAACAGATTTCTATCTTTCATGTATTCAAAAATTTTAACTAAGTTTTTATCTACGCCTGTAGGTTCTAACGCACAGTAGTCAGCCCAATCTTGTATCTTACGAGCTGAGTCAGGTAAAGACACTGTATTAAACTTTGGCAATTCTACAATTGGCTTAGTAACTTGTACGCCTTCGTTTTCTTGCATTACTGTTAATGCAAGTTTGTTTATTACATCATCTGGTGTGCCAAGCCAAGCAAGTAGTCTACGCATCTTACCACTTAGGTTACGTCCTTGTTGCCAACTTGCTTTGTAACCACAGTTGAAACAATGATAACTTACACCACCATCTGGGTTTGTAATAAGTCCACCACGCTGTCTTTTATCTGCACTGTCTCCATTGTGTATACAACAGGGTGCATTAAACGAAGTCCACCCACTAGGAGTAGTCTTACGCTTTGCTGGCAAGTATTGTGTTATTGTATCATAGACTAAGCTCATAGTATTATTATACTATATTGTAGCCTTAATGTCAAGTATTATTTCGTTAATTTGAACAAAATAAATTCATTGCCGTTCTCTGGCTTGACTGTGATAGCAGGATCACCTGATGGTGCTTGTTTTCCTACATAAGTCCATTTGTAGCCTTGTGCTATCTGTTCATTACTTCGTTCGATAAATTCTGCATTGTTGGCTGAAGCCAGAGCCACAAAAATGACTGCTAATAGATCTTGCATTTTAGTGCCCTTCTAGTTTCTGATTAAGATTTTATCTATGCTACCAGTGTTGCCAGAGTCATTTGTTTTTACAAAACGCAAATAACTAAACACACCATTAAAGTTAACATAGTGTGGTGCTGTTGGACTTGATAAAGTCGATGTTGTTATATCAAACCAACTAGTGCTAGTATTGTCTCCAAGTGTCCCTTGTACTTTGACTGTACCAGCAAATCCTGTTGAATATATAGCCGCAGTGTGCAATGCTTCATTACTATTAATGTGTGGTTCTGCATCCACCACTGAACTTATATCATCTAAAAATGTAACTACTGATTTACTTTCTATTGGTCCTGGAAATGCAGAACCTGATAATTCAATAGTGCCGCTGGCCCCAAATTGATCATCTGCATATGTAAGCGTATTAGTAGCATCAGATGTTTTGTTAAGATATACAACATAACTTAGATATTGACCATCAATATTAAGTGTATCAGCGTCTGTAATATTGATTGTAAACTGTCCTTTATAACTAGGTGTACTAGTTTCTTTGATTGTACCTGTATAACGTTTAAGTAATACATCGTCCTCTGTAAATACTTCTACGTACGGTGTGTACGTATTAAGTATTGATAATGGTTTATGGTCGCTATTTTTAATTTCAAAGGTAATAACATTGTCTATACCCTTGGCTATTTTTATGTTTCTTTGATACACTTTTCTATACTCCGTTTTGCCGGCAAAGCCATCTGAGACTACTACCGAATGATTAGTTGCTAAATATCTTGATACTAGTTGCATATAAATTTCCTAACTAGTGTATTTATTGGATTATGCTGAGAAAAGACATAGAAGAAAAGTTTCCGTTTTTAAGCGTCGTTACATACGGCGGATCTGAATATATCGGAATAATAAACAATCAGGATGCTTTTATAACAAGCATGTACATATACACGGACCTACGGTCTGATAGTGATAAAGCTAAGTTTATTGAATTAGGTGAAGTATGGTGGTGGGAATCAAATAGAATGATACCTATTAATATATTCCTGCAAAAAGATATGGATCAGTTTAGATACATTTTAATGACTATGAATAGTAAAGATGTAAAAGTATCCCTAGGGCCTACAGTAAATCTTAATAAATTATCCGTGAAGAGAATAAAACGTAAAAGTGTACAGCTCTTAAAAAAGCCACCTAAGTAATACTATTCTTATATTGTAGATAGGTAAAATAATCAATTACAATTAATTGAAAGAAGAATCCTAACGGCGTAAGTATCGCACCGAATAATATTAATGGTACAAGTATAGTCCAAAACATTATACGCCATAAGTATGTGCCTACTAACTCTCTTGGCCATATCCATGTGAGCCAGGGGCCAGGATCTTTTGGGTTCTTTGGTCTAAAATCTTCGAATTCATATTGCATTAACATCCTCACAGATTAAGTTCATGTGTACCACAACAGCTACAGCATAACTGACAGCGTGTGCTTTTTTGAAGAAGTATCCTTCTTCTGGCTTTACCCAAACTTGATCCATTATAGTATTCCAATCACTATCTTGCAGATGTCTTTTTGCTGGACGTATGATAGCCAATACAGCGGCCAGTTGTGGGATATTTCTTGGCTTTAGTTTTTTGATTAAGTCGTGATGTCCTGATACATGAAACACCAGATCGCAAAAGTCTTTTGTCTCTAACAGTTCCCATAAAGGTTCCTTGTTCATTAAGTGTCGTAAGTGTTCTTCGTCTCTTACCTTGTCGTATATACTTACATTAAGAAAGTCTAACTTAAAGTAACCTCTATCCTCTGCTTTTTTATAATCAACAGTACATAGATTGTCAACTGGATTGTGTGGACATTCTGTTACGTACACTCCAGTGTTATGTTTTTTACCTGTATCTAATTTTGCCACACGATGCTTTAGTTTTTCAAGTGCTATCGTTCTGTCAGCAAAGTCGATATCAATATCAGGCATTTATATTGTCCAGCTCTTTAGTTGTTCTTTAGTAGGTACCATAGGATCTACTTTTTCTATTTTGCCACCCTTAGCTAAAAACTTAGCCATACGCTCATCAAGTTGTTTTTGTAATTCTTGTGGTGACGGAGTCGTATAATCTTTTTTATCTTTACTATCTCTTATCATTTCTTTGCCTTTGCTTCTGCATCTGCTACTGCTTCTTTCCATTTAACCGGTGATACATGTTGATCCATGGTAACTCCATCTAGGTGATCGCATTCATGCATAAAGCAACGAGCTTGATATCCGAATAATACTTCTGTAAACTTTTTACCGTTGTGATCTGTCCAAGTTGCCTTAATTCTTTCTGGCCTTTCTATGCTTATAACAATACCAGGATAACTTAAACAAGCCTCATACATATCAATTGTCGGTGTATCTTCAATTGGTTCCCAGCTAGGGTTAAGTGCTAATACCTTTGTGTCTATATTATTATTAGCCTGGTTGTTTAAAAACACAAAGCATCTAACCTTTAATCCAACTTGGTTAGCGGATAAACCTATTCCAAGATTTTTAACCATTACATCTAACATAGCATCTCTAAGTACAGAAGCATCATACTGAGGATTTTCAAAATCCCATTCTTCAGTTAGCTTGGTTTGTAATAGCTCATTTGGGTGAGTAATTAGTTCTAGTTTCATACAATCCTCCTATTCTTTATCTTTGTAAAAGTAGTCAACTACAAATACTCTTTTATTATCACGTACAGGATACGACCCATGTAACACTGTACTCTTAAAAATCAAAACATCACCGCGATTAGGCTTGTAGCACAAGTCATGTGTATTACCTTGACCGTCGTACAAATAAGCAAAAGTAGCACCATGCCATGAACTATCATCATTGTCTGGCTCTGTTAAGTAGCACACTGCACTAATTTTCTTAACATCTTGGTCGCTATGCCTATGTGCTTTTTGCCAACCACCTTTTCTGTATTCTACAGTCCATAATGCACACAGTTCTGTTAGTTCTATATTTAACCCTACTTCGTCTAGTTTTTCTTGTAAAAATGGCTTGTACTTCCATTCATTCAAAAATGCTTGTGGATGTATATTCCACTGTTTACCTCTGTATGTGCTAGTCTGATCACTTACATCCTCACGTGTCTCTGACGGGAATACTTTCTTATCCCAATGATAGTCAAACTCTTCACTATCGGGGTAGTGTGTTTCTATAATCCACTGATGTTGATTTCCTAGTAGATGTGTTTTCATAGATTAGATTCCTTTGCAACTTCTTTAACAACTTCAACATCTTTTGGATTTCTCTTGAAACGTAATGCCCAATGTTGTGGTTCAATAATTGTATATACAAATCCTAGTTGTTCATCTGTAAATTTACTTAACATCTCTTTACCTGATGTACAATTAAGTACAAGCCAAGGACTTACCTTGCCATCTTTTATATCTCTAGTTACTCTATTTAAACTTGCATATCTAAAGTAGTCATGCCAAGGTGCATCGATTTCAGCAGACCAATCCATCATTGTATTGATTGATCTCTCAATAGCTGTATCCATACTTTCTTTAAGTACTAGTTCTGTTGCATATTTCTCGTACAACTCATCACGACACCAGTGGTCAAGTTTGACTCTGGAAGTAACAACGTAATCGATATATTTCTCTGGGTAGAGCGGTCGTACATTGTTAACAAAACTGCCGAACTTAACAAAAGCGTTATAATAAGGACTTGCACAAAAGTCTTCATATGTTTTTTCTTTTTTTGTACCTGCACTTAGTTTATAAAATCTTGTAAATGCATAGTAACCTGTCTGCACACGTTTCTCGTCTTTTTGCAATCGACGCCTCTTTTTCTCACACATGTGAACTGCCAAAGTTTTTTCTCTTGTAAACGATGCTCCGCAGTATTCACATTTGTATGGTTTAGAGATTGACATCTTTTTTATTAGTCCCGTGGGCTTCTGCGAGCCCTTGTAATTCCTTTTTTGTAGATATTCTAGCAAGTAATTCTACCTCTTCTTGTTTCATGTTAGGATATAGATTCATTAAAAATTTTACCGATTTGTTATTATCCGATGATCCTTTTTTCTTGTATCCTATCCATTCGTGGTATGCAATATTCTTTGTGTTTCCGCTCAAGCATAGTAGTTGCCATAGCAGTTTTTTATGTTTTTGTAAAGTAAAGAAATGTTTGTTATAGTATTCGTTTGTTTTGAATACAGCAAGTTCTTGCTTTTCTCTATTACCCTTAACACTCGATACATATCTGTTAAGCAAATAGAAACTTACTTGTTTCTTTTCTTCATCTGATAGTTCGTCCCATATATTCATGGCACCCATATCTACTGCGGCTAGTATGTCTTTTATTGGAAGTTTACTCATAATATGCTACCGAATCGCTTTTATATACTTTTACATTATAGTTGATTTTGTCAAAGAAGTCAACCAGTTTCTTGTTATAACGGGCACGTTTGTTTTCAAAAAGTACAACAGGTCTCCACTTTAGTATTGTTTGAATAGCACCTTCAAGCACTTCTAATTCCATTCCTTCTACATCAATTTTGATAAGATCAACCTCTTTTAATTCAAATCCGTCTAATGTTCTTACTGATACACTGTATTGTTTAAATCCTGTTACGTGTCTTACAATACTACCATGTTGTGGATTTTCAAATCCGTTATCTGGTATTGTTAATACCCGTTCTTCTCTTTTATTGCCTAGTGCAAAAGGAAACTTTTTCACAGTGTTTGGTATTCTTAAAATACTTTCTGGATTTGGTTCAAATGCATATATACGCTTGAACTTGTCTACAAAATCTATACATGTATCTCCGTCATGGGCTCCTATGTCAATATAGGTACGGAAGTTTTTTACATATGGAATTGCCCAATCATTTATTTTTTGTACGGTCATTTTTATAATTCCATAGATGAACATCTTGTTCTGTGTTAATTTCAACACCATCAAATTCTGTATGAAAGCAACCTATGCCTATTCCAATCTTAAGCCAACGTAGCTGTTCTAAGTTTTCAACAGTTTCTTCTAAGTATACATCTAAGTGTGGGTATTTAGATAGTGCATGATTCCTATATCCGTATATACCAAGATGCCAATCTCCATAACCTGTCATACCTCTACCAAACCATAAACAGTTGTTACCTGCTCTAACCATTTTAACTGAACTAGGCTTGTTCTGTTCTTCCTCACGCATATCAGTATACAAAGTAGTAACATTATAATCGTCAAGTCCTTTTACTACTTTATTAATCATTGCTGGAGTAATGTCAGGCATATCTCCTTGCACATTTACATAGTTGCCATAGTTTAAATCTTTTGCGGCCATTGCACATCTTTCTGTTCCATTACGTGCTTCTCCTGTAATGATAAAACTAGGAACTATTTCTGCTATCTCTAAACTGTCTGTAACAACATAAGTATCGTAATCAGTTTGCACACAAGCATCGTATACTCTTTTAATAAGAGGTACTCCATCAAGTTCTACTAACATTTTATTTGTTAGTCTTGAACTTTTTAATCTTGCGGGTATTAATATTGCTGTTTTCATTCGAATCTTTCTCTCACCATTCTTACAAACATCTTTACATTTTCTTCTGGTGTAGTTTTATGTATACCGTGTCCAAGTCCACATACCCAACTAGTACGGTCAACTGTTTGCATTGTATTAAGGAATTCTTCAATGTGTGATCTACATTGTTCTCTTGGTAGTAACATTAATTTTTCGTCAAAGTTACCTTGTATAAATCCGTCTTTATATTTCTTAAATGTGTGTGTAATATCTACTGTACTGTCAACCCCTATACCTGCCCAACCCATTTTATAAAGTGTAGGTAAACATCTTTTATTCAAATGTTGAGTGTAGTAACCTGTATCAGTTTGTATAAGTGGTTGTAATGTGTTTACGTAATCTTTTTTAAAATAGCTTTCACTCATATTGCCTACACCACTGTCAAGTATCATTACTTTTTCAGCACCAGCATCTAATTGTAAATTTATGTTCTGTGTTAATACAGGCACAATAACTTCATTCATATATTGTGTCTTCCACTTTAAACTCATGTTAGGTTTTTTGCCAGTAGCATAATTTAACAGTGTCCAAGGACCTCCTACAAAACCTATTAAACTTTTCTTAGGATGTAATAGCTGTCTTGTGGCTGTAACAGCTCTTGCCTGAAACTGCATATGTTTAGTTGCTAGTTCTATGTTAGAATGATTTTTATAATTGTCTTCGTCTATATACCATTCAAATTTAGGCCCTGGATTAAATTCTAAAGGCACTCCTAATCCTTCAATTGGAAACAATATATCACTAAACAGAATTGCAATATCAAAATCAAACTGTTTAATTGGAAGCATTGCAACTTGTGCGGCTAGATTTGAGAGCTTGCACATTTGTTCAAATGTCCATTTCTCTTTCATTTCCATGTAACCTTTTTGATATCTGCCTGCTTGACGCATCATCCATATAGGTGGACAATTTTGTTTCACTTGATCACATGCATTTTTAAATTTATCGTTCATATTGATATTTAATTATGTCACCTACTACTTGCTCAAAGTCATCTAGTCTAAGCATATTTGGACCGTCACTTGGCGAGTCATCAGGCACAGGGTGGACTTCGAGGAAGAAGGAAGAGATCCCAAGAGCAGACCCGCTACGAGCCAACCCAGGGACGTAATCACGATTGCCCCCACTACTAGTCCCCTGTCCTCCGGGTTTTTGGGCAGAGTGCGTACAATCAAACACGATATCATTGTCATAATTAGTGAGCATATACATAAGCCCAGTGTAATCGACAACAAGAGTATTGTATCCAAAACTTGTACCTCTTTCAGTTATCCAAACTTCTTTCGCACCGTCTGTCTTACTTAATATACCTTTGACATCCCAAGGTGCTAAGAACTGTCCCTTCTTAATATTTACTATTTTATCTGTGGCACATGCTTCTTGTATAAGATCTGTTTGTCTACATAAAAATGCAGGTATCTGTAAAACGTCTACAGTGTGATTGAACCAGTTGCTTATATCTTTTATTTGTTGCGTTGTGTGTACGTCTGTAAGCGTTTTAACACCCGTTTTGTCTTTGATCTTTTCAAAGGCTTGTAATGTTTGACCAAGTCCTACACCACGTTTACCTTGCATACTACTTCTATTTGCTTTATCAAAACTTGCTTTGAAAATATATTCGATGTTATGTAAATCGCAAACACGTTTACATTCTTCTGCGATTTGTAAACTTAATTCTAATGTTTCATGTTGGCATGGGCCTGCTATAATTCTCATTTTGTTTCTTCCGTATCGTCTTTAACTGTGTAATACAAAATCATTAATCTATCTAATTGTTTTTTTACACTTGCATTACTTTCTGCAATTTGCATTACATTTTTCCATTCGTCATAACTTACTATTCCTAATGCTCTTGCAGTCTTATCTGGATCACCACCTACGACCCATCTTGGAATATTATTATGTGGCGGGTCGCGATAACGAGCGTAAGTAACTCCGTCACTACGCTCATATATCAATGCTTCTCCTGGAAGAAGATTTCCCATTACTTTGTTTTAGTGCCTTGTGATCGACGAACAATGTCGTCATGATTAAATTCGGCCCAGTACAGTTCAAAAGCGACACCGTCTTCTAAACCTTCGAACTGGTGAACTTTGCCAGGCTTCACTTGCGTAAAGTCCCCAGCCTCTAGAATGGTTTCATCTACCAAACCGTCCTGTACACCATCTTGCCAAACACGGACAAGCATCTTGCCCGATTCAACGTAGAATCCATTCCATTTAAATTGATGTTCATGTTCTGAACATTTGAATCCTGCTTTAAATTCAATTCGGTGAAATTCCAATACACCGTTTGCGTGGATCAATTCAGTTTGACCCCAAATCTTACCTGCTTTCATTAGAACAATTCTCCATATTTGATTACTTCTGTCTGACGTGTAATATCCTTGATAAAGAACGCACACAATGGATCTTTTCCTTGCTCCATAGGAACACTTAAAAGTTGTCCGTTACGCATCTTTGGAAAGTACCATTTGACATCATTATAATAATTAATTACCTTTACTTCTCCGAACTCTGCTTTGAAGCTGGCAAGTGGATTAAACAAAAAGGCTTCGAAACCTCTATCACCTATGCTTGTTAATGGAAGTATTTCTAAATCGTTTCCACTATCACTACAGCCTACAGCAATATGCCAGTCAATTGGCATTTGTATTTCTGTTTCACCTATTTTTAATACAACACCGGGTGAACTAAACGACTCTAAGAAAATTAAAGGTATGTAAAAGAAATCAGGATTGTTTGAATCCGAATTATCTAATACGCTAAAGCGTATATCTTCTTCAATTTGATCTGGTAAAGTGTTTAAATCTAGTGCAGTATTTTCTAATGTTAATATTTGCATATATTTAATTCCAGTCTATTTTTTCGATTGTAAAAGGGTACTCTGCTTCTTTGTAAAACTTTTTACGCTGAGTTAGATGTCGCTTCGCAAACTTACATGTTGATGTAAGATCCCATATCTGTACGAAGTCTTTGTCTTTTGCCTTTCTTACGCCTCTACCGATAGATTGAATAACTCTCACAAAGCTCTTTCCAGGCTCAATGAGAACAAGATTAAAAATACGAGGTATGTTAAGACCAACGGCGGCCACACCATATGTCGCAATAATAACTTTATTATCTTCTTCTTTAATTTCGTCATAAGTTTCTTTTCTGTCTTTTACCTTTACACTACCACTTACAAATGTACTGTCTGGTATAAGCTCTGCTAACATTTCGCCTGCACTAATCCTATCTACTAAGATTAGAGTATTGCCTGATTGTGATACCTTGCTTAACAATTTAGAAATATATTCAATACGTTCTTTGTTTGTAACAAGATATTTTAGTTCTGATTGATAATCATTGTGTACTTGTGTATCTATTAATTGACAAATATTCACATGACACTGTGATAATACACCTTTGTCTTGTAATTCTTTTGCTGTAATGTTTCCAATAACAGGACCAAGGCTTGCATGTATACTTTCAAATTCAAACTTTTCTTTTGGTATAGTACCAGTTAATCCCCAACGAATTGGTGCATTACGTAAGTTACGTGTTAGTAAGTTTTTAAGTACTTCTGCTTTTGCTTGGTGTACTTCGTCAATAATAATTGTGCTCACACCTTCAAGGAACTCTGCTAGTGATAACACTGCTGATCCATCTTTGTTTTTCTTGTCAAGTATGTTCAAACTTTGCCAAGTACAAATAGTGTGAGTTTTACCTAATTGTTTCCTATCACCAAAGTATACACCCACATCGAGTTTACAATTAATGTAGTCCTCTTCCGTTTGCTCGACGAGACTTTTATTGGGGACAATCACAAGGCTACGCCCGTATCTCTCAGTCATGTGACTCAGTGTAGCTGTGGTGATAGTTTTGCCTGCTCCAGTAGCGATCTGTTGCAAGCTCTGTGGATTATCAAGGAAGTTATTAATAGCTTCAACTTGGTAATCTCGCAGTATAATTTCTTCTCCTTCTGCAGGATGTCCTTTAGGCCAATATACTCCTTGGTCGGCCCAATATCGTTCTGTTACATGTGTAAATTGTAAATCAATAGGATGTCTTTTGTCAACAATGTCAACTATTTCGACACCTTGTTTGTGTAAGATATCGCTTACAACGTTAAGATGATTTACGTATCCTGTGCCACCAATACCAAAGAAAGCAACTTTACCATCCCAACGTCCAAGTTTATACTGTGGCATATAACGTGCATAAGGAACTTCAAACTTAAGAGCGTTAGCTATTTTTCGTCGTACGTCTACTTCTAGTCCTTCTAGTTTTATATTAACCTCATCTTCGATAATTAATCTACAAGTCGGCACGTATATATTTCCTCTCATTTCGGTCATAATAACCGTATGCAGTAGTATCGTATACTATCCGCAAATCCATATTATCTAAAAAGCCGCTTACATGATTATATGTAAGTTTTGTTGCATTAAAAGTTAAACTTGTATTAGGCCTCCAAGTTTTATTAACTATCAATGATAACAAAGGCTTAGGTAATTTTATACTACTAATATACACTACTTTTGTATCTTTGTCAACCATATTGTTAAGTTTTTGATTTTTAACATAATCATTAAAAGGATCTTCGCCGTCTTTTCTAAACAATACTGACATCTGTTCGTTAGGAATAATATACTTCAATGCATTATGCATTTCAAAAAGAGTATCATGAGCAGTAGTATTGTCTAGCACAACTAACAAAGGCAATCTTTTTATTTCTATGATAGCTGATAGTAAATCGTCCATATTTGTAAGTTTACTGTTAAGCAAATGTGTTGCTTGGCTACGTTCAATGATCTTTCTAGATAGATGACTGTATTTTTTTAAACTATATTGCACATCATGCTTATCCCATCTAGTCAACCCATACAAATAACGTCGGTCATAATACAATGCAAGGGTGTCATAATCACATTCACCTAATTCTTCTTGTATATCTTGGATAGCCTTTTCAGGAATATTTTTCACAACATTATTATAGACGCCAGGTATGTAATCATCTTTATTCTTGTCATAAATTAACAGTTGATTGTATATTTCTGTAATTTCTTTATGTATGCTAAACTTAGTATTGAATCTATTAGCAATTTCTACAAGTCCAAAAATATTTCTATGAGTCAATTCAAAGAAATGTGTATTATCTTTATATGGCAAAGGTTCTCTGCCTTGAAGTCTACGTAGTTCTTCTACTCTATCAATAACCTTTTTATTGAAAGGGAATCTTATACCTAAGATAGATTGTCCGTTATATTCTAAAATTTTTATCCAGTGGGATCTATCAATTTCACGCAAAGGATATTTTAAATTATCTAAAGAGTCAATATTGATATTGTTTTCTTGCCAGAACCTTTTATAGTTCAATAATCTTTGTTTGACTAATGCATACTGTCTATCAGTCAGTGCAACCTTCTTAATTAACTGTCTATTCATACTTGTAAGTATGGTTTTATCTTCTATAGCTAACTTATTACTTGACACTAAAAAGGCAAGACAGTCTTCACATGTAGATGGATTCTCTATTTTCATATGTATATTATAACTTAAATTAACTTAGAAGTCAAGTGTTTAATGGGTATTCCTTGAGAAATTTCTTCAATAGTCCATTCGGTGTGTGCGTAATCATTGATCCATTTTGTTCTATCACAGTACAAAGGATTTTCGATGTTACGTAAATTTTGTTCAGAGACATCAAATGCTAAACTGCTAGGACCTGTAAATGCAGGCACTCCATTGATTACACTATGGATGCCAGGATTACTTGACCAACTGACTGTTGCCCAAATATTATCAAAGGACATGTCAAAATCATCATAGGTATCTTTTACTTGTTTCGGTTGTTGTCTTTTAACATCTTTGAATTCGTGTTCGATAGCAGGTAGTGGACATCTAGGATGTGGTCTAAAAATTATTGGTCTGCTTGTTTGAGATCGTATAAGTTGTATGGTATCTATCACCCATTCACTCATAGGCGGCATGTTTTTCCATTGTAAACTTTTATCGTGTTGACCTGCTATAAGAATATATTCGCCATCATAACGCCAGGGTTTTAATTCTAATCCCAAAAGCCTAGCACGATCGTTATTATTGCCAGTAGAAAGATAATCCCCATCACGGTTGATGCCATTAAGTCCTACTTTCCATGTTGTACCTCTTTTGATTCCGCCAACTTCTAATACTATTGTTGGTCGTCCTTGTTCTTGGTTTCGTTGCCATATAGCTTGATTTCCAGCCATGCGACCATTGAATAGTACGCTCCAAATAACATCGATACCATCATCCCCATCATTAATACAATCATGGCCAAGAGCAATAGCCCCAGCACGAAAGGAATCAAAAACAGGTTTGCTGTTAAGTGCGCCATACGCAGTCCTTAGATTAAATTTCATTCCAATATGCTTCGTTACGATTGCCCATTAAGTCTTTGCGTTTACTATGACCATCGTCTTTGCGAGCGCCTTTCATGTGATCAATCCATTTGCCTAGATCACTATTAATTAGTGGGTGTCCTCCGCCACCTGTCTTTGCGGTGTTTACATAAATGTTTTCACTATAGTCATGCACACTGGCATCTATATTTTTCATAAGATTAAGTATATGTCCAAACACATAACTGTCGTGCCATTCTTCTAATTCGAAAATTCCGTTATCTGCATCTTCATAAAATCTTTCAAACTCTTTTAAGAACTGTATACACATTGGATGATTCGTATTCATACCATAGAAGCCACACTCTGGCCACGTTTGTGATCCTTTACCTCTACCAACATATGTAATCCATTTATCATTAGGTAATAGTTTAGCAAAATCTTCATAACTCCAATCACTGTGTACAAATGTATCAGCATCCATCCATACTACCCAATCTTTATTGTTTTGACATGCATCAAACACTGCATAAGTTTTATTAGCAAAACGTATTGCGTCCCATTTAAATTTTTTATGCCAGTCTCTTGGACGTTTTGCTTTTATATCATCTGGAGGAATACCATTGGCTTTATCAACATCGCCCCAACGTGCTTTGAAAGCATTTAATTTTGTTAACACCTGTTTCGCATCTATAATTTTGATTTGTTCATCGTTTGGATTATGCGGTTGGCAATCTTCTGCGTACACAATTAATTTTATTCTCGGATCAACTCTTTCTGAAAAACTATCCAAAAATCTTTGTCCATATTTTTCTAATCCTGGTTGATGAAATGTTGTTAATACTGTTATTACCATGCCCAATTCCTCATATGTCTCCAACACTCTCCTGAGCGTACTTCTGATAGTGTCCAATGGAACATTGCAAGTCTACGTAACCAAGCTTCTCTATCAAAATCATAACAAGGAGATTCAATGTCTCTAATATACCTATTAGCAACTTCAGATGATTGACTTCTATTAGGATCAAGCACAAAGATAGGAACGCCTTCTATTGCGGCTATTACTGCTGGACTGCTATTGTAACTGATAACAGCATATGCATCGTGTAGATCTTTGAGTAGTGTACTTGTTGGAGAACTAATATCTACTTTGTGTCCGATAGCACGTAATTGCTGTACATGCTTGCTCATCTTTTTATCACCTGGATGAAACCTTACTAATACTTTTCTATCTGTAAATCTTCTAAGGTCTTGCAATAGCACATGAAGCCAATTAATAACAGAAAGTCCGTCCATGCTCCAACCCATATCTCGTTGGCATGTAATTAGAATATAATCACCATGTTTTTTAAATGGCTTTAATGTTAATCCAAGATTATCTCTTAAATTTGCCCAACGCTGTGGATAAATTTTATTATCACAATATTCACCTGTGTTAGGAAATATACCATCATAGCTATAACGCAAATATGTCTTAGTATTACCTGGGTCATATGCTAAAAATAAATTACTATCTGCAATAATTGTCCTACGCCCAATTTCTTTTTGTCCATCTAACACTGCACGTCTTAGATTCAAATGCGGTACATGTTTACTTTGTGGATGTACAAATCCTTGTAGCACTGCAACATCTGATGGTTCATATGTATTAGAAGTAATTATGAGTCCTTTATCTCCTGAGTTATGTACACCTTGTACAAAATACTCTAATAGTTTTGGCTTTTCTGGATTTTTATTTCCAGGAGGGATTGCATTCATATATGCATTTACTTTAAAAACTCTATCAGTCATATAACTTCATCTCCTCTATCATTTTGAGGGCAACACCTCTGTTAATTTCATCTAAGCTATATTGACAATATGATAGATAGTGTAACAGGTTTTTAAACTCTGCTTCATCTGGATATACTGCTTCTTCAATTTTACTAAGATCTTTCATAGCAACACTATCTACACAGCTAGGAGCAAGTGTAAATGCTGGAATACCGTAATGCATTGCTTCTAGTGCCGCCATACTTTGATACGTAACAACTGCATAAATTTGATCTCTAGCACACTGAGCCGCTACTGTATTTTCTTTAATTCTATTAGGACGTAAACCTTTTTCTCTAATTACGATAGGTCGATCTGTATATTTTTTAATCTCTGTTATTGTTTCTTCTACCCAAGACTTTTTATCAAGATTATAAAATTGGCATGGCTTATCACTTGGTGTTACAAGTAGTATAGGGCCAGATTGTTTTCCTTTTCTACCATAATAGTGCATGTATGGAGCAAACTTACACAATGATTGAAATCTGTCTCCAGGCATATTAGGCTTGATTTTTATATGTTGTATATTGTTTTTTACAACTCTATAAAAATGTTTTTTCTTCATTAGGTTACCCATGTACCCGTTGTCTATATAATAAAAAGGTCTGCCTGTTTCCCAACATTTATAAATTTCTTTACGTTTTGTCATACTACGAAATGCGACAGGAATATGATTAGGCCAAGGGCTTTCACTTACCTTACTACAAATTTCTTTTCGATCAATTACAAGTGCATTAGTACCATGTTGCCAATGCTTCATGATTTCGTCATCACCGTTTAACATCAACATAGTTGGTTCTACAGTGTCGTCTTGCTTTTTGACGTACCTTTCCATATATTATACCTCGTCTTCCATCATGTTATACAATTCTGTTTTCCATTCGGCATGGAATTCACAGTCCCTATAATTTTCAAACCAAGGTCCACCTTCTGTATAATGGATAAGTTTTGGCTTGTCAATATCGTTATATACACCTACTAGATAATTCCATGTATGGTCTATACTTCCAATCTCTTCATCTTTTAACCAACTAAATCTATGTAGGTATGCACCGTTTATTTCTGTATTATTTACAAAGTCTTTTGTTACAACTTTGTTACTAGGATGTCCACAATTCCATAATACCATTGAGCTCCAATTTTTACGAGGATATATTGTTTGTTTTTGTCCGTCCATTTTGGTATCTTCTGTAACTTTGTAATCATGTTGTACACACATTACAGCATATTTGTCATCTGCTTGTTCAAATAGTTCTTTGATATCTGTTGTAAGTATCATATCACTATCCATAAACACTGCCCAACCTTCATAGTTGGTAAGTTCTGGAATAAGGAAACGTGTAAAAGTAAATTCTGTTGATGCTAATTTATCAATAGGTCTTGAATACCAACCAGTGTCTCTTAGCTCTTGTTGTTTTAATGGACGTACATCTACGTCTTTGTTTCTTGCAATAATACTGTGCTTACATACTTGGTATGCAATATCTTCTCTTGTGTCATAACCTATGAATACTTTCATGGATCCCACCTTTCTATATCATCTTCTCTCAATCTATCTGTTTCACCTTTCCACACTTCAACAATGTGTGCAGGTGTATCACTTTCGTTACATCCTTGGTGCCATACACCTTTAGGAATATCTACAGGATTGGCAGGATCTAATTGATATATACCACAACCGTCGAAAGGATCGCCGGAGCCAAATTTCATTTTAACATGTGCCTTGCCACTTACAATATTCCAAGTTTCGCTACGATGTTCATGACGTTGCATACTAAGTTTACTATGAGGAGCAATTACAAGTTCTTTCACTTGAAAACCTTCGCCTTGATAAAGTTCTCTATAATGACCCCATTCTCTTTCGATTTTAGGTGCTTTCCAATCTTTTAGTATCCAACTGCTTGAATTCTTTTTATCTTCACCACCTACACCAAAAACAAATGTCACGTAATGAGTATCACCATATATTTGCATTTCAGGTATATTCTCATCTGTCCTATCACCGCCATTAGCAAATATAATCTGTGATCCACTCTGTGTTGCTAGTGTTTTGTATATTGCTCCACATGCTGTATCATCTGAATCATCAAAACTAATTACTTCGTCAACAACACTTAAACCTTTTATAATTTCAATGCGTTCGTGAAAAGGCATAAATGGTTTACCTTTTTTACGTGTAAGCCATTCATCGCTGTTAAGTCCAACAACTAGTTTATCACCTAATGCTTTTGCGGCTTTGAAATAAGCCAAGTGTCCTGAATGTAAGGGATCGAATCCACCTGTTACCAATACTAGTTCCATACTGATATTTATGTACGCAGTTATTTACTAGTTGTTGATTTGATACCTTGTACTTTTGTAAAGTAAGGTTTGTATGCACGTAGCCATGGACATAATTGTTTACACATAATTGCATCATTAGGCCACCAGCCAACTACGTCTTGAAGTTCACAAACTTCTTTGGCCGCTTCAGGCTTAATAATGTATGCACTGTGTCCTGGTAATCCTTGCGGTATAGTTTCGTCTGCTACCCAAGGGACTTCTTGTTCACCTGAGTCATCTAATTTATTATATAACTTCCAATTAAAGGTTGCATGGTCAGGGTCGTTAATGCTAATAGCACCACCTTCAAAATCAAAAGGCTTAAACTGTTTTGTAAAGATTGCATCGTGTTCTAAAATCATAATAGGTTGATTGAGTTCAATTGCTTTTTGCCAAAGTCTATAATGACTTCCTGCCGCCGCAATACGCTTTGTCATATCGTATGTTTTATATGCTTTCAGTGTCATACCGGTATTAGGACATTGTTTCTTTTTTGTAAACGGCCACTTCCAGTTTACTTTCCACATTTTATCCGGAGTAATTGCATCAAATTTTTGTACATCTATCCAGCTCTTTGTATCTATAATACTTTGCATACAACGATCTGCGTGTAGTTGACTATCCTCATGGCCTGGGATTGCAATTATAAATGCCTGCATTACTTTACAACTTTCAATATATAACTGTCTTGTTTTTTCTTGCTTATCCAATCGTGATGTGTCACAGTATATCTATTAATAGACTCTAATAACTTATTCCATTTTTCAGATGTAAAATCATTCGCGTGACTTTTAATCCATGGATGACTCATTTTTACTTTATCAAGATTCCAAACATCTTCTATATAATAAGTGTCTGTAAATTCTATCAAATTTTCAAAAGTTAAACGTTGAGCTTCTGGAGTATGTAACCCGTCATCAATTATAAAATCAAACTTTTGTCCTAGTGCTTTAAAGTGTGCATTGCATTCAGCTGAAGTACTATCTAGTTTTGCATATTTTACTCTTCCATTGTTCAGCATTGGAAGAGCTTCAGGAGAAACCCTTTCAAACGTATCAATTGTATAGATATTTGCATTTGTAAAATATTCTAACCATACATTGATGCTTTCACCTCTAAAGGTTCCAACTTCTAAAATATTAATTTGCTTTTGTCGTAGTTGTTCAAAATCTGCTTCATATAATTCGCTATAGCTGTGCCATATTTTTTCACAGCCGTATTTTTTGAATAGTTCTTCCATTATCATAGTTGCACCTCAAATTGATCATCGTGAAAATTGTTTAGTGTGTAACCTGTATTATCAATAAATTTATTTACAGCATCTCTTACGCCCGGCTTTTTAGGTCCATAGTCATCGCCAAACAGTAGTCCACCTGGTTTTATCATACTTACTGCTCTAGTCAAATCGTGTAAGCAACCTTCATATGAATGGCTAGCATCCACATAGATCCAATCTAGTTTATCAGGAAATGTGTCAAACCATCGTGCGGTTGACATTCTGTGAATAGTTACCGGACTGTTTGCAAAACGTTTTACAACACCTTCATAAATTTTATTGTAATATTTTTCAAAACCTTCTGTAGTTGCTTCACCTGTAAGTTTTGAATAACGTTCTAAGTATGCATCATAACCACCAAATTCGTTTGAGCCGTTGAAAACTTCCGGCGCCCAAGCATCAACTAGATGTATATGGTCGGCACGTTTTAAGAACTTTGCAGAACTATCTCCCATCCATACTCCTAATTCTGCACCAGTACTACCTTCTGGTATGCGTTTCCATGTTGCGTCAGTACCTGGATTTTTACCAAACATCATAGTATTAGTTCCTTTTTAATTTTTTCACAAGATACCCAATCAAAGCCATTATGGCTGTAATAAGGGCACCTATACCTACGTTCATTTTCTTAATTTCTTGATAAGCAAAGGCACATATACGCAAACTGCAACTACACTCCAAAAGGTAGCTAAGACTGTTGCGTAAAACTTCCAGTTACCTATGTCTACTGCTACACCTAATGAAACACCGCCTATCCATACATAGTCAAGGAACGCATGAAAACGTTTCCAATTACTACCGTACTTGGCCATTAGTGCTTCACGTTTTTGTGCGAACCAAGGATGAACATGTCGCATGATAACAAAACCTTCGTTTAGTACCATTACTGTAAAACCTATCCAAAAAATCATAACACTAATACTTATTTTATTTTCTGTACGAATCCGTGCATACTGGTATGTATATCATTAGTCCATTCACTCATTACTTGATACCAACCCCATTCGTTGGGGTATAATTTACATTCTTTTACAAGTTGTCTTAGTAATGCACGATTAAAATGCTTGCGATGATGTATAAGAAAATCACATGGTAAAAATCCATACCAATCATCATGTGGATTATTTTTATCTACTTCTTCTATCAGTCCAGAACCAAATTTAGGTCCTCTGTTAGGTCTTGTCATGAAACCTACAGGTCCTTTTTCGTATGCTTTACGAATCCAGTTGTGTAGATCTACTTGTCTATCTATTTGTGTATTCCAGTCTACTCTAATTATTAAATCGTGATGTAAAGGAATCTTAGATACTATATCTGCGTGTGCTATCATAGGTGCTACACCAAAATACAAATCGTCAAACAGTTCTTTTGACTTTACATATTGAGCATACTTGGCGTGTTTACTAGGAGGTTGTACCTCCATAGGATGGTAATGCCATTTAGGATAATGCATTGTATATAATCTATTATGATATTCTTCTGGTACTAAATTTGTTTTATTTGACCATGTGTGATAGTAAAAATTAACACCAGGAAGTTTAAGTTTTAGTTGATCAACAATGATACTATTCTTATCATTTACACCACTAATACATACTGCAATATTCATTAAAAATACCAATCTTTTATTTTTGTTGCAAACGTACTATGACTTAATAAGCCTGGATGTGGTTTTGGTTTATCTGCCGCATCATCAATGTGAAAATCTTCTTTCCAGTTAAATGTTTTGCATTTTATAGTATCTATCATAAATTTGTTAAAATAACTTTTATGTTCACCAAATTCATGACCTGCAAATAAATGAAAATTTTTGATTCCTTTGTTTGATAAAAATGCGTGTATATAATTCATTCTAATCATTTGATCAAATATAGCATCAAACTCTTGATAAAAATCTTCGTAATAAGTTTTTATCTTGCGTTTAAAATCATCAACATCTCCATTACTGTGCCATTCCCACCATGCTTTTGGTTTATGAAGGTGACTTTTTTTAATCATATGAGCCAACATATGCATTCTATCATTTTCATTTTCATATATTGTTACTCTACTAAAATTGCTCCATAATATAACAACTACACTTTGTTTTGTATAATCAGGATATTCGATAATTTCTTTTGCAATCATTTTATTACTTGACCCAGGTAAAGATCGATTGTTTGCACTTTTAAAATTAACTTTTTCTTTAAGTTTTTCGGGCCAAGCTAATTTACTAGGTATAGGGCCGTGACTTTGTCCATCCCAACAATCTGGTAACCCTGTACCGTAAGTATGACTACATCCAAATGTAATTAGTTCGTAATTTTTCCAGCCCATGTATTTTTCCTTGCTCCTGTATCAAAGTCAAAATCCCAGTAGTCAATATCTTTTTTATACCATTCAGCAACTTTTTCATAAGTGCTATTGTTATATAAAGTCCTATAGTCTTCTTTTATACTTGTTACATTTCTTGATCTTGGCATTTCTGTCATGTTGAAGTATTTAAGCACATCTTCTTTAAGGTGTTCAACACGTAGTATATCGCAACGTACCCTACCTTTACTATCAACAACATGATCTAATTGCGGGTGCCATCCTCTGATAGCTCTATACCATGTATATTTTTTATCAACCCATTTGCCACGTTCATATAAAAAATGTTCTAATGATCGTGTGTCAGCATATGACGGATCAATATTTCCTCTTTGTACTGCTTCTTTTGCAAACAAATATCTACTAACAACTTTGCTCCATGGATTCCGTACAACTGCAAATGCTTGATATTGATCTGTAATTACACAGTTTATATCTCTCCAACGTGCATGTTCTACTCCTTTGACATCACGTTCTTTATAACTTTTCATTGTTTCGTTAAAGTCTTTAAAGTTTGCAATCCATTTTCGGTGTACAGGAATAATCTTATCTTGAAATGCTTCACTGCCACGAATAGTCATGCCTGCATTTTTTGGAATATGTATAAAAAGTTTTTTAGTATTCATTAATTTTTATCCCGTTGTCTCTCATAAGACGCTGATGATGAGACCATCTATCTTCAGGAATCTTGCAATAAGCATAAATTTTATTTGCAGGGAAATACATATGAGCAAGATGAAGATAACCACTATCAACTCCAACATGAGCATATGCTTTACTCATAGCATATCCTGCACCACTCAAAGTTCTTAGTAAACGTGTTGTTGCCTGGCCACCTACTATTAATAATTCATATCCTTTATTATTCCAAACTTCTTTTACTTGTTGCAGTTGTTGAGGAGTTAATTTACGTTTGTTACTAGTTGTATCAAACTGTGCAGTAACAAATTTATTAGGTAATTTTATATCAACAGGTTTTGCTGACAAGCATGGAAATGTTTTTAGATATTCGTCAACAAAAAAACTTGGTTGTAATACTTCTTGGCATTTGCCTGGATATTTTTTATAATAATGTAATAGTGCATCTGGATAAGTTTTAAGAACATGATCAAAAAACAATTTATCATTTTCTTTATGAAAATCATGGACTTGTATATGCACACTATTTTCTGGAAATAAGTTAATTATTTCTTTCCAAATTTGAGGTTTATCTCTATTATACTGATGCGGACCAATATGCATCGTTGCCGGTTGATTGTAAAATTTTCCGTAATTGTATGTAATTAATGCAGTATGTACTAAGTCACCTATTCCAGGAATACCATAAGGCATTCCCTTTCGGTTACTACTCATATATCTCATAACTATATGTTTCAATTTATCACCTTCATTAAATCTTGTACGTTTTCGCCTTTTTGTGGTAACAGATCCTTCAAGAAAAAATGTATAAAATGTGCATTAGGTATTTGCTTATCATCTATACCTTTGAATAATCCGTTCCAACGCCAATCCATATTAAGTGTAGGAATCTTTTCTTTCTTAACCCAATAGTTTAGTAGCATTTGGTCTGTTGACCATTTACGATAACCTATACCATCAACAAAGTCTTTGAACTCTGGTCTGCGTATAAATTGTTCTGCTGTTTGTCCATTAAGATATGGTAAAAACTTTTTACTATTAATTACCATCATTCCCATGTTATAAAATTCTGCACCTAGTTCATCCCATTTCCAGTCCACATCTTTTAAATTTTCAAATGCGGCTTTTGAATATTTTCTAATTTTGCTTTTGTATTTTTTAGCACACGGAAGCTCTCTTTCTGCTACTGCACCAAATGCATATTCATCTGTAAGATCCCAAAATATATTAGGCGCTTGTTGTCTTATGTAAATGTCGCTATCTATAATTGCAACTTGTTCATATTCGTTTAGATACGTGAATGCATTTTCTTTTTCGTATATAGGCATGTAACCAAGACGTTCAACTGCTTCTTTACTACGTCCTGTACGAGTCATATCTGGTCTAATTTTTAAAATTGGCTCACGTTGAACTATATGTGTCATACTGTATTTGTTACAATAGTCTGCAACACTTTGTATGCAATGCTCATATAGTTTGCTTTGTTTACCAACTGCTACCTGATAAATCATTCTTTTCATTTTAAGTCCTTTGTAAAACTTACGTCAGTTTTAAATGTAACTTTATTGTAGTTATCGAATTGCATATTTACTATTCCATCACATAACATCCAATCAGCAGGCATAGCACCATTCGCATGTACCCAATCTAATATTTTTTTTGCACCTGTAGGTGTAATACGATATGCTCTTGCACCTTCATACCAATTACCTGGAGGAATAGGTTTTGCTTTTTTGAATCCTTCAAATTTGTACACATCACAGTCTACATATTCTCCCATAGGTTTTAAAAAAATTACATCATGTTCAAATATGCAAATAGGTGTATTTGTTTCGTAACACTTTTGCCATAGCAAATATTGACTAAGAAAACAACCTTGTGTTCCTGGTCGGTCTAACAACCTTTTTACTTTTTTATGATTGTATGTTTTTATTCTATAATCTATAAGTCCTGTGTCTTTGCCGTTAACACCTTCGTATAATTCTAAGTTCCAGTTTCTCATAGTGCCAGTTTCTAAAGCACGATTAGCCATACTAACACTGTCTGGATAACTAGGAAGGTAAATTATGTAGCCTTTCATTCTTGTGCTTTCCTTATTTCTTCTAATGTTGTATTATATCTATGAGGTGGAAGCCATCGTAATTGTGCTTGTTTAAATCTTATACCTTCTTTTTTATTTCCTTTGCCTGTACTAAAAATATTGTTCTTTTTAATACCCCAACTATTCCAATTGTAAGGTATGTGATCATAAGTGTTTCCTTTATCTGCCCATTCTTTCATAACTTGCCTCAACACAACTTGATCAACAAACCAATAACAACCTTTTTCAAATGCAGTTGTTAATCTTCTTGCAAACAAATCTCTCCAAGCAATACCTTTGTTACCTGTTCCTGGGCTTAAAGCACTAGCAATAAAAATATGTTGTTCTTTTGGTTTAGGCATTACACCTATGTTTGTAGTCACTTCTTCAAAAGTAATTGGATGAAATCCATTACGTAAAATACTATCACAATCAATTTGTAGAACTTTTTGTATAGGATTAGTAAAAATTTCTGCCATACGTATAAATCTTACACTTGCAAGATAAGTTCTTCTAGCAATATAATTTATATCACTAGTTTTAAAAATTTGCATGCCTTCACCCATCATACTTTTATTTTTTGGTAAATCAATATAAAACTGTTCGTTTACATTTTCCCAAGTATATGTAAATTTGTATTGATCCTTAAGCTGTGTCAAGACAGTATGATTTATATTTCCTTCGTTAATAATATGGCAATGTACATGAATCCAGCCCACAGTTCTATTAATACTTTGTTGTAATGCAAAACCGTGTTTATCAAAATAATCATAATCAGCACTAAAATATATTACGTGTGGCTCGTCTCTTGGACACATATGTCCTTGTATTTCTGGAAGTTTAAACATCAGTTGCTATCCCTGGTCTATATCCGATAATGGCATTCTTCTCTCCTCTACCAATTTTTCTAATCATTCTATAACCAAGAGGAGCAAGTATTTGTCTAATACTATCAGCATGTAAACCATAACGTGTTGGATGGTCTTTGCATTCGTAAAGTATAATAGGTTTACATCTCTCTATTGTTTTATATCCTCCTTGAGCTACAAAAGGCTCATAACCTTCTGCATCTATCTTTATAAAGTCTACATTTTCTAAATTAAAAAAGTCCAAAGGTTTAACAGGTATGTTTCCTTCTTTTTGACTTGGATTTACATGCGTACTAAAACTTTTATTTGTTGTTTTAATTGATACTGTTTCTTCTCTAGCACCTAATCCTACAGGATATGTAATTATATTATCAACCAATCTCTTTTCTAAATTATACTTCATACATTCATAAATTTTAGGATTAATTTCAAATGCGTGTACATGCTCAAAACTTTTACTCATTTGATATGCAGTTATTCCAACGTGGGCACCAACATCTACAGCAGTACGCCATTTAGCACAATAACTCATTGCAGTCATTAATTCAATATTCTGATAATTGTTTATATCACCATTACCTTGCTTCTTAGCACTTTTTAAACATATATCGTTTTGTATTGATCGCCATCCGTCTATTTCATTAAACATTATTTTCTACCTGATACTTAAATGTTATATCCCATGCAGTACCGTTTTCATATTCATCTCTACTAAACTGACTGTGTGCAATATGTTCTAGCATAGGGTTTCTATCAAACCCAAATTTACCTTGCCAATGTTGAACTGCACTTTGTCCTAACACTTCAATAGGTTTTCCTAAACACAATGCTTCAACTACTGCCATACTATGATATGTAATAACTTTTTTTGCATTATTCATCATAGGTAAAATCTCTTGAAAACGTTGTCTACGTTTTCCTTCTTTCTCTCTTATAATTAACTTCTCTGGAAGACTGTCATAATGTCTTACTGTATCTGTACGCCATGTATGATAATCTTGTCCTAAGTATTTAAATATATTACTGTTGTTAGGCATTACTAAAAGGTTGTAATCTCCTTCGTCATTCCAATCCTTCCATAACTTATCATCAATCTCTAAATGTCCAATTCTGCTTTTATCTATAGCAGGACGTACTTTTGTATTTTGTAATGAATTGTAACTAACTCTATAATACTCTGGAGTTTTGTGTCTATGATTGCCTATGTATCCGTTATCTATGTGAAAAAAATTAATGCGCCTGTCTTTTGATATTGCATCAAACACCCAATCATCAAAAGGATGACTGAATGCTAAAAATCTATCTAATTTAATTTCTTCAGGACGTTCAATTGTTATAGTATCGTAGTTTCGATATAAATCTATAAAAAGTTGTCCGCGTAATTGTTTTGAATTAGCTGGTACTTGAAATTTATAAGCTGGCATCTTCCATACCCGCAACTCTCAGTTTAACAACATTTGTTATTTGCCACTGTTTCTGATCAAGACCTTTTAATAAGCCTAGCCATTTGTTACGAAGTAATGCGAACTCATTAATAATCTTTTCATAGTCAACTACGTCTGCTTCGCCGTCAACATACTTTTCAACATCTCTGCTAGACAAAGCACGTTGATAATTTTCAAGATATTTTTTGAAAAAAGAGCTACGCAATCTGCGTAACTCTATATTGAGATAGTTTAGGATAGCTTCAATTTCTTGTAGTTGATTAAATCTATGTTCAACGATGCCGGGCATTTCTGCCGCGGCACGTTCAACGTTGCCTTTAAGTTTTACTTCACCTCTGGCCTCAATTAATTGATCTTCAAAGAATTTAATTGCTTCTGGTATTTTGTTAATGTCTCTAGCTACTTCAGAGTAATAACCCATTATTCATCCCAATCGTCATCTTCATCAGGATCCTCTTCATCAAGATCCAAATAATAATTAATTGCTTGATCTAACACATCACAACTACCAAGTGCATCTCTAAATGTTTGATCATCTGCACCATAGTCAGCACAAGTATCAACATAAGATTCTGCTACAGTATCAATAGTTTTTTTATCAATACTATCTTTGAATGTGTTCCACATATCAACAACAAGACTACTATCCATAACTTTTACTCCTCGGTTAATTCCAATTCAGTTGCCTCTTCTACAGGCTCTTCATCTTGGGTATTTACCACAGGTTTAAGTTTCTCGTTGTATTCTGACATAATCATGTCCAACTTTTCAGGTTCCATCCAAGCCTTACGATAATCTAAATGCTCTTCACCTTTTAGATCAATATACTTGAGTCTATTGCCTTGCTTTTCTAACAAGCCTTTTTTCTCAAACAATTCGATAAGACCACTGTAAGGATTCATACCAGTTTCATATGGGATCTTAACCTGCACACCTTCAAAAGGTTTTGCATATCTAGTCTTCATTACCTTACAACCAGCTCTGATACCACGTACTTCAGATATCTTATTGCCGCCTTCGTCTTCTTTAAGTTTCATCTTTTTCATTGCAACAACAATTGATGATGCATAGATAAAACCTTGACCGCCACTAATCTTATCATCTGGATCAAACATATCCTGTGATGCATAAGTGTGGTTAGTACATACTAGTCCTACATTGTAACTACCAATCATATTAACTGTGTTACGTACTAGTGCTGTCAACTGTTTAGGCTTACGACCCATGTCACCTTTCATATCACCTTTTTGGAACTGATCCATATCAGTAGGTGTAAGCAACATACCTAGTGAGTCAATTACAAACAATACTTTAGGACGATCTTCTTCGTTCATTGCTTTGTAATCTGACATAAATGTTGAGATTGTTTTTGCTACATCATCAATCATTGACATGTTTAGTTTTAGAAGTTTATCTTCACCTGTGTCAACGTCTAATGCTTGTAGCCATGCTTCGTCAAGGGCATTCTCTGAGTCAATTAATACTACAAAGATACCTTGATCTTGTGCGTGTTTTACAATGTTACCTGCACAGAAATAACTTTTTCCTGCGCCTGATTCTCCTGCAAACACTGTTACTTTACCTAGTGGCACACCTTTGTGAAAGTCGCCTGATACTAGATAGTTTAATGCATATGAGCCTGTGCTGATCCAATCTGTAGGATCATTAAAGCCACTACTCATACCTGTGATACTTTTTGTTAAGTCCTTTCGGAACTTACTTACATCAAATGATTTAGCCATAGTTTCTCCTTGTTAAGCTAGTAGGGGATTGCTCCCCTACAAATCTTGTTAAATGTTTATGATTGACGTGCTCTAATCATTGACAAAATGTCTTCAGCTTTGCCTGACGGAGCCGCTTCAGCCGTTTCAGTTACTGGTGCCGCTGGCGCCGCTTCAGTTACTGGTTCTTGAGCAGGTGCTTTTGGAGCCGGAGTTGCCGGAGCAGTTGGTGCTGGCTTAGATGCTTGTGGATCACCTGTTCTTGCCGCCATTCCCGCTGGACGGAAATATTGACCGAAACGATCCATATCATATGCTTCACCATCTACTGATGCTTCAAACATTTCCTTCATTACTTTAACTTCAACTTCGGAAGGTTGCTTCGGAAGGAAGTCGCTCATGTTAAACAAGCCATTTGTTTCAATTGCTTTCATTTCAGCATCATTAAGTGGACGCTCTCTACGTGCCCAATTAGATGTTGAATAATCTGCATATCCACCTTTACTTGTTTTGTTAAGACGGAAGTCTACACCAGCAGTATAATCTGTTGGCAGTTCTTCCATATCTGGATCCATAAGCGCCTGCTTAATAATTTGGAAAATCTGTGGACCAATAATAAATCTACGAATCGGATTCTCTGGAGTTGAATCTTCGTTTAATGCATTTTCCGTTACAAAACCTTGGAATACATATGAACGCTTTTTCCAATACTTACGACCCATATCTTCAAGACTTGGATCTTTAAACCAACCACGTACTTCATTTAAAATATCACATGTTTGACCATACATTTCCATACACGGAATTTGTACTTGTACAGGACGTGAATCAGTTTCACCTTTAATTCCTGCAAACGGAAGTTTAATCATCAAACGTTCTTTCCAAAAGAAAGTGTTTGTATCATCTCCGTCTGGAAGGAATCTAAGAGTTGAACTCTGTCCTTCTTGCATGTTCCAAAATGGGAAAATTGCGTTATCACCGCCTGATGATCGATTGCCACCAGTGTTTGATTCTTGTTCTTTGAGCTTTGCTCGGATTTCTGCTAGTGTTGCCATAATATAAGCCTCCTATGTTTTTTGCCTTATAGCTGTTTTGTATTGCCTAAATGTGCATTACAGTCTATATAATACACTCTTGTATTTATAAAGTCAAGTGTTTTCTTGACTTTTTTTTGAAATTGGCTATCTTAGTCCTGCTAAATGCTGGATTCTAGCCATTTCTTCTTCTTGCCCCTTCAATAATTCTGCCATTACTGCTTGGGCTTCGTCAACCATTTCGTCACCATACTGCTTTTGTACGGATGTCAAAACCGCTGTTTCTCCCTTAGGAAAGCTATTAGTAGTGTAATCATACAAGCTCTTAATAAACTCATCTAGTGGAATCTCGTTCTTTTGCTTCAGTTCGTCGCCGTTTCCTTTCGGACTGATATCAATTGTTGTTTCATTGTCACGCATATCAGGTTTACCATATGAAGGATCATCGGCT